CCATCAAGCTGATAATATCTTGCATCAGTGTCAGAAAGATACGGATACACATGGAGCTTGATTTTTCTGCCGGACGAGGCATAGGCATTTACCGCCCTGTTTGCCGTATCCGGTCGGTCAACGGATTTCAAAATCTCAAGAGCTTTCTGTTCAAACTGCGGAGGAACCCAAAGACCTTCTACCCTTTTTATGATGCGGTTCTGCCTATGGTCATACTGGTTCTCGGCAGCAATCAACTCAGCCCAAAAAGCAGTATATGTAAGGTCAGTGGTTGTCGCCTTATTTGAATAAGTAGAACCATCAAGCCTTGCGTGATCCGTTGCAAACAGAGCCTTACTTCCCCTTGTCGTATGATAGGTAGTAGCGGCCCCATTGACCAGAAAACGAGCCATTAGTACTTCCTCGTTTTCAGCCATGCTTACGCCAAGGTCTTTGAATATCTCAGAAAGATTGCCATTGCTGCCACCATTAAGTTCATAAAGGTTGTCATCAATAGCTTCTTCTGAAAGCCTGACCCCAAGCGCATATACATGGGGAACCCACTTCTGTTTGGCTCCCTCAATCTGGGTATCATATGTAATAGGCGCACCTTCGCCTTTCATCTCAGGAAGGCCCAGCCCGCTTCTTTCACCATTTTCTTCATAGGCTTTTTTGCTTGTTTTTATAGTACACATTGACTTCCATGCGTTTTCAGTACGCTTGGTAGTATACGCATCTATAGCAAGAGCAAATAAACCCGGAACATACTCATTATTAAATCTTGATCGTGTCCACATAGTTTATATCTCCTTATACACCAGCTATATTAACGTCACGGTATGCGCTATTAAGCTGTACGATAAATCTTGCGTGATTACCGGCAGCACCAGCCGCAGAAATACTATCTTCGGGGTGTATCCCCAATACCCTGACATCACCGGTTGCACCACCGGGAGCATGAGTATCGCTTGAATCAAGTTCACATCCACTCACGCCTGTAGTAGTATCCCCGCCATGTGTAAGAACAAGATCGCCACTCAAGCCGAAATCTGCCGCTACGATACTTGAACCAACACCATCTTCCTGAACAATATACCTTTGGAAAGGATCATCACACACAAGTGCATACCCAGCTATAGTGCCATTACCTGCGTCAGTTGTAGCAATATAAGTAACCGGACACATATCTTCGTCGAATAGTGCCATAATTACGCCCACGAGAGAACCTTCCGCACCGCCTACTTTTACTTCAATACTCTGCAACGGCCCCATATGAGGGGTAGTAACAGCCGTACCTTCAGTTTCAGCCGGATCACCATGAAATAAATCTACGTCAGGCTCAGTTTCTATTGCGTAATAATGACAACTGTCGTCTTTCATCGGCCCCCACGGAATAAGTCCGAAACGGGCATCTGTTGTTGCCATGTCAGCCATTTTGTTATCCCCTTTTATCTATTTTAGTTACAGGACTTCACCCATAACCTCGTCACTACTTGTAATTCTATTTTGTTGTCCACTATGCCATTCAGTTCCATTTTCTTCCTTAACCCCATTTTTGGCATCAAGACTGCCGCTTGCCAAATTGAGTTCGGACTGCCTCTCAAAAAACTCCTGTCTCTTGAAGTGCATCCACCAGGGTTTAAATACAAGAATCTGGTCCTTGCAATGCACAGCACCATCTATATTATCACAATGTTTGCTCAAAAAGGGCGTGTTAGTTCTATTACAGGGCCACCATTTATCGGGAACCCCAGCTTTCATAATCTCTTTTAATCGAGCAGGGGAATCCTCTATCCAGCGAAAAGCAAATTCCCTTTTAAGAACTTTTTTCTTAGCCTCTTCCGGCAATGGATATGGCTCCATACTCATAGAGAAATCAGTTAAATCATCCTCTGTAATGGTTTGCCAATCGACATCGGAAAAATCTATTGTTCTCCGCAACTCTTCCTGTTCCGGCGTTATTTGAACTGTATCGTTATTCTTAGCCATTATTTTGCTCCTTTGTTTACAAGACGTGCGTATATCTTTCTTTGCCCCGGCGTCATATTAAGCTGTGAAGCAGTTTGTCCGAATTGCTCAGGCAGATTATCACCTTCCTGTGCTTTTCTTCCACTTCCGGCGGGAGTAATAACGTCAGCTTTTATTCCCTTCTGACGACCTTTTTCAGCCTTGCCTTTAAGCGCATCAGCTTTCCCCTGCTCGTAAGCCGCCTTCTGGTAATTAGGCAACTGCTCACATATCAATGAACTCAACGCTAAATATTTCCCCAAGGGGTGATTTTCCAACTGGAGACTGCCCATCGTGTCTTTTGCCAGCACAGATAGTTGTGAATCTTCGTCGGTCATTTCGGGCCACCGCTGAGATATGTACTTATCATGCTCACTACGCATCGCTGAAACCCTGTTGGCATCAAGTTGCTTATTAGTGGATTGCGATGCAACATATTGAACAATGTTATACATTACCTCTGGATCATCACCATGCTCAGATATGATCTGTTTAATCTGCGCCGGGGATAACACCTCTTGAGAACTCGGTTGCTTTTTTTCCTGTCTTGCCTGGCTAAGCGCCCTCTGAAGATTGTTTTTAAGAGTTTTAAGCTCGTATATTTCTTTTTTAAGCTCATCGACATCGGATGGTGGTTTTTTATCCTTTGTCTTTTCTTCTTTCTCTTCTTTTACTTCTTCTTCTTCTTCGGACGTTTCTTTTGTCTCGGTTTCAGGATTTTCTTCACCTCCCACAAAGACGGCTTGCGGTTCATCGTCTTCCTGCGGGGTACTCTCTTTTGTTTCTGTTGCTTCTTCCTGTGGCCCTTCTTCAGCCACGACCTCTTCAATTACGGATTCTTCAGGCATCTTGTTTTCTCCTAATCAGTTTGTTCCGGGTCTGACTGTAACCCGCTCTTAATAAATTCAGCCTCAAATCTCCTCAGGTCTTCGCTGACCATCTGCCTGGTAAAATCGGTTTGCCTGATCTTGTTTGGTAATCTGATAATCTGTCTCATTATCTCCAAGGCTCCCCTGATTTCTTTCAGGTCAGATTCGTCACCGAATAACCTGGACCTTACATATTCACCGAATACAGACAACATTGCCAATCTGTATTTTTTGAATTGCTCACTATAAAAAAGCTCTTCCATTAACCTCCCTGCTGACCTAATATATTTTGTGCGGCCTGTACGGAAGCACCAGCTTCACGTTGCTTCTGGGCCATCTCAGCCTGCATCTTTTTCTGTTCAAAATGCTGGCGTAAAAGCTGTGCTATTTCAGGATTAATATATTTTTCAGGATCAATGTCGGGCCTGAACCCACTGACCACATCCTTTGTAATCTCAACTGGATTAGTTACAGGATTATTACTCAACATCCCGTAAAGCTGTTCAAGTTTCCTGAGTTCAAGTATCTTGTTTGATAAATCAGTACTGCCGGTAAGTCGGAAATTAAGCGGCCTTCTCATGGCTTTTCTCGGTATTATCACTTCTTTGCCCTGATAAAAGAATGTCTTGTTAAAAGGCATATTCTTGTAATAAAGATCAAAGATGGTTCTTAATAATCCAAGAAACTCTTCTTTAAATACCTTTGACTGATAATTATGCTTTATGTTGCCTTCCTGTATGACCGCCATAGTCTCAGTAGCGGTTTCGGCCTTATGCGACGGCTTGCCGGCCTGTAAATCACCTATAGACCCAAGCCTCTCCCAAAGCTGCGTCCATACATCAAATATGGGTAAAAAAGAATTAAAATTAACATTAAACTTCGGGAATACCACACTGGAAGGATCATCAACCTCTATACCAGCTCCAGGCTTCAACTCCATATCTTCCGGCAGTCCAGTCTTCACACTGTACAGGAACCATGGAATTATACAGATATAAGCAGTATTCATTAAGAGATTGAACGTATCAGACGCCCCATTCTGTATGGACTTCATCTTCTCATACATGGACGAACCATACGCCCTGCCCTTTTCAGGGTACAATCTTACCCTCTTTATGATATGCTCATTCTGAAAATTTATTTCTCTTAAAGGAAGCAATCTTATAAGAACTTCAGACTCTTTGGCTATCAGCGCAACATACCTTTCAGAAGTCCAGTCAGTTACATCCTCTTCGTCCTGCGTATCTTTTTTGTAAACATAATTAACATAATATTCCAGGCACTCAATTACTTTTTGCCCTGTGAAATCTATATCAGCTATGTCCTGAGAAGGGCTTTTGTCTTCCTGTTCCACCTCATCAGAAAGCAACCATTTGCCGATATTCATGTACCCGTTCTGTTCTTTCTCCCATAGCTTTAATTCGCCATAAGTCGGTCTGACTACCCTGATAATATCAGTTTTCTCCCAATCATCAGTGTTATCAGGAATATATATATCATTGAAATCAACATATTCCACTTTTCCACCTTCAAATAAACTATCTTCAACATCATGTGTTATAGCTTCACCATCCTCACCTACAAGAACATTCTTCCCATCCTCACTATATTCATATTCAGTCCTTGTTATCTTATCCTCGCAATAAGTAGCCACCGGATACACAGTACCTTCAAGCAATAGATTATGGCATACATGGGAAGCTACATTCTCCAGCTTCACCACCTCTTTAAGCTCTGAGTTAAACCATTCTTCAATAAACGCTGTCAGTTCATCAGGTTCAGCCTTGCCACGAAGATTAAACTGCAAAAAAGGTTCCCTGCCGGTAAGACTTGCAACAATTCTCGGCTCAAGGTTGTCCACCGTGATAGTAAGAAAAGGGAGAACTATGTTATAGGCATCTTTCCAGGGAAAACTCGCAGAAGTCTCTATCATCTCGTATATCCTGCGAGACTCAGTGATATTATCTATTTTCCTCTGGCGATACTCAGACTCGTCTATGTCATTGTAAGCATCGATACACTTGTCAACCAAGTCCTGCCACTTGCCGTTAAGCTCTTTATTGTTTACCTGTTCCATTGTGTCCTTTTATACATAAAACTCAGCATACGCACCGGGGTCTTTTATCTTCTCTTTCTTCCTGTTTGCCCAATTAACAAAACCAGTGCCCTTATTCTCTTTCTTTGAACTCGGATTAATCTGGTCCACAGACATTAACCAGTAATTAGTGGCATGACGATAATGGTCATCCCCAAGCTTCCTGTACCTGTAAATTTTGGACCCACTTACCTTATCCTCTTCAAGTACCTTGGCTATATTGGACATCTGTTTGGCATAGGTTTCTATCACTTCATTGCGCCTTGGAAGCTCACACTTCCCCAAGGTGGTTATCAACGTATGCGTCTCATCACAGACCTCAGTACGGTTAACCTTGACCATGCCCTCGCCATCATTCCACAGCCTTTGCCCTGCACCTAAACTTTCCTGATACTGGCACAAATAAACTGGATACGGTTCATTTCTCTGAAAATCCCTTACCTTGTGCGTCTCTGGCAAAGCATCTATAACGCAATGCCTGACACTGAACTTACGTGCCAAGTCGTGTAGATCCTCAAACTTAGGCACGGCTGCCACCTTGACAATACGATATTGAGTCTTGTTAATCCTGTAACCTATAACCGCATGAAGCATCTTGCCTACGTCAACGCCCATAGCACAAGACATGTGACTCTTATAAAGCATCGGCTCCAAACCACAACAGGCATATATGTCACGCTGAGATAATCTATTCTCCGCAGCTATATAGGCCATGCCAAGCTTGGAGTTATAGACTTCCTGTAGATTGCCATTAGGCGGGTCATTATATAACGTCAGTATCTTGAGAGGATCGATATAAGAAGACTGAAGCTGAGAGATCCACCAACCTGCCACCTCTCTATCAGGGTATGACGCTACCCACCTGCCATTGCGTGGGTATATTTCGTTGCCGCACTTAGTACATACCCTCTGACCGGCAGAGTTAATACACTCTGTAAACTCAGTCTCCAGACAAGTCTCATGATTGCACTTGCCACACTTGATTAGCCATAGCCTCTGGTCACTCTCCTGATACTCTTTGTCGATGCCGAAGTCTGGTATGGTAGGAGTAGAGAAAGAAACATACTCCTGAACATCACTATGAGACATACGCTCAACCGCCATGGCAACAGCTTCGTTAGCCATAAGATCCCGTTCGTCGAAGACTACCTTATCAACAGGTATAGAACGCAGCTTGCTTGAATCAGCTTTGACACCTTCAACCTTTGAGGATAGTCTTGCACCTCGAAGGTATAGCATACCTGAGCCTATACGCTTGATATTGGTTGAGTCAGTGGATTGGACGTGTGACCCTATGGTTGCAGGATTGTCAGCTATGAGAGGTCCGAATCTTGCCTTTGAAAAGTCGGACACATCATCAGAAGTAGGGAATAGGTACAATACGCCAGTGGGATAAAGACCATAGATCATGCCATGTAACGTTCTGAGTATCTCCAACTCAGAGAATCCCAACTGTGCAGCCTTACGAGCTACTCTGCTCTTTGCACTGCATTGCATAGGCTCAATCTGCCATTCATGGCCTTTGAGTTGATAGATATTAGATTGCAGAGCTATCTTATACTTATAGGCCCATATCCACGGATCAACCTGTGCTAACAGGTCATCCTGATAGCTACTGACAGCCTTGTTATCCATTGCTACCTTGCATACTCATAACGGGATTCGATAGGATTATATCTTAGCTTATCCTTTTGGGACGTCTTATTATAATAGTTATAATTATTAACCTGTTTAGCCTGTGACTTGATCCCACCAGACTGATATTTAAGGTATTCAGGTCCGGCATAAGCTGAACAGGTAAAAAGAAAAATAGCAGCTACTATAATAGATAGTTTAATCATTAGACCTCTTCCCTCCTTAATTCGTTAAAATATGCCATCGATTCAGGGCATACCTTTAATATGATCTGTTCCAGTATAACTAAAGAATCACCATTAAGTACTTCCTCATTAGAGAACCGAATAACATCCTTGCCCCTCTTTTCTATGGCTCTCGTACGCTTATCATCGTCAACTTCCCTGCCTTCATGATACCCCCCATCTATCTCTATTACCAATCTATACTTTACCAGGTAAAAATCAGCTATCTTATAACCGTCATCGGTCTTAATAATCTTCTGTGCCTCATACTTAAAACCAAACACTTTTAACAGGTCGCCAAATTTCTTCTCAGCAGGTGTAGGATTAACCAAATGATCAGACCTAAACTTATCAACTGCCTTACAACCGCAACCCTTTACAGCCTTCCTTTTCTTCCTGATTCTCTTCTTTTTAGAAGATTTCCCTGCACCATACAATTCTATTTTACATAAATAATTCAAAATATTTTCACTTTTCTCTTGACA